CATCTGATTTAAAAGTCAACCGTAAGGAAATCAATGACTTAGCCGTTCCAGGTACCTAACCCATTGAAAAGATTCAAAAATATTTTTTCAGTGATCCTGAACTTTTTTGGGTCTGATGCACCTCGAGGTGGTGCTAAGCGGTAAAACGTAATCTTTTCAATGGGTTAGACTTTCCAAGGAACCTAATGATATCAATGGGTTAGGTGCTAAAAACGTCCCTGATCGTCCTAAGCCACTTGGGATGGGTTATCCTACCGCTAGGATCGCTTAGCACGATCTCAGACGTATTCTTAGCTAAGTGGTTGATCTGATTGCGTTTAAAAAAATGTGAGAAATGTGCAGATTTTTTTGGCAATCATATCAATGGGTTAAGCCTAAGTCATTGATTTTGTTGGGTTGACTTTTAAAGCGTCTGATGGTATAAAGAGACTATGATGAATGAGGGACCTATGACCTACACCAGAATGGCTGATCGGATCATCGAGCTGGCGGATCGACTCCAGTACGGGCTCGATATCGACTTCACCGGGCGGAAGCCCATCGCTATCAAACCCGGTAAGGGTCGACACACCAAGAAGTTTGACCGTCTCGAGGATGCCCTTGCCTACCTTGAGGATAAGATGCAGATGCTGAAGTCCTGGGGTTGACTTTAATCCCAGGTTAGGTTATAAGATGACTATGAACAAGGAAGCCAAGATGACCTACACCTACGACGACGCTCTTATCAGCGATCTGCACAAGGATGCTTTTGGTTACCGTCCTCGAGCCGTTTACTTTGCTGATTGGCGTGATATGACGCCTGGTCAGAAGCAGGCTGAATGGGATGATCTCTGCGCAATCGTGGAAGAGAACAACCGACGTGAGGCTGATATTCAGTCTCACCGTTATGATGAATGGAATGCACACGTTTCTAAGATTGCTGCGGATAACCGTGTTAATCTGGCTGCAGCCATCTATTGGGATATGGATGCCATGGGTGTCTCCGGTGCCGCAGATCAGTACTGCTTCAAGTGGGGTATGAGCTTCAGTGTTGCTGATGAGATTCGGAAAATTCTGAAGGGTTGACTTTAATCCCAGATTAGGTTATAAGAGACTTATAAGGTAAGGAAGAATACCATGGATGAGCATGTAAAAAAGTTTCTGAATACATATTCCGGTAAGATACTGCTTGAAAAACATAATCTGACAGATTATGGATTTTGGGAGGTTACCGGTGAGGATCCCAACTGTGATATGGGTGGTTATCATCATAAACCTGAGCTTGGTATTTTTGAGGGTGTACTTGAAGATGTGATCAATTATGCCGTTCATTTGCCGGGATGGTATACCTGGGGTTACGGTGGAGATATTGTCGCATATTCTTCGAAGAAGATTAAGAAGATTACGGCTGATTCTGTAAAAGAATTTGCAAACAACCGTAATAAGGCTAAGACTCTTGAAGCCGAACTCGAGAGGATCAAGCGTGAACTTGCCAATCTTGAGGAATAACCCAGTATAGCTAAGGATTGACTTTAATCCCAGATTAGATTATAACCAGACTACCATAAACTGGAGTGCTCATGCATATTGCAGTCTATAAGTGCCCACCCAAGCTCACGGTCGACATGGTAACCGAAGCGGTTCGGTTCTATGCCTCGACTCTCATGAATCGTCAGCTCGTCAAGAACTTGACCGTCAAGGTCTCTTTCAAAGATAAAGATGTGGATGGATTCTGTAACACTGACGACGATCTTGCCAAACCCCGTGAGTTTGCTTTGCAGATCAATCCCAAGCGATCGGTCAAGGCTATACTAACGGCTCTGGCTCACGAGATGGTTCATGTTAAGCAGTATGCCACTGGTGAGTCGAAACAGTACGAGCGCACGCCATACGTGACTAAGTTCCGTGGCGTGATGGTAAATACGGAGACCATGGACTACTGGGATCTACCGTGGGAAATCGACGCATACGGGCGGGAGCTTGGTCTTTACGTCCGTTTCATGGAGCACTGGAAGAATGTCAAAACGAAAGCAGATAAAACGTAACCCTATTGCTAGGGATCTTATGGATCCCAAGTACCGTAAGAGAGTTGTTAAGAGCAAGAAGCTCTATACAAGAAAGAAGGTCAAGGAAAAAACAACCCTTGACTTTTTTTCTGAGTGTGGTATAATGGCTACTGTTGCATAGGAGACTAAAATGCCTCGTGGTCGACCGAAGGGTTCCAAGAACAAGCCCAAGACTCCGGCTGTTGTCACTGTTGTGGCTCCAGTTGTTGTGGAGAAGCCTAAGCCTGTAAAGCCCGAAAAGCTCTTTGAGTTTGATCCCAAGAAGAATCCTGGTGTTGTCGTGTTCAATACGTTTGATCCCGTCAGCTCTGTTCGATTGGGTAAGATGCTGATTAGGAAGTACGGATACAAGAATCCCTCTGAACCAATGCTAGACAAGAAGGGAATGTATTCATTCACTATTGAGGAGCCGTGATATGCGGCACGATCACTACATGAATGTACTTGCTAAGTTGGCGCCCAACCTAGAGAAGGTTGCTGGCGCCAAGATTGCTTCCTGTCTTGTCTACAAGAATAGTATTATATCATTTGGTTTTAATCAAAAGAAAAGCCATCCGTTTCAAGCCAAGTTTGGCAAGAATGATGACTGTATTTTTCTTCATGCAGAAGTTGATGCTATTAAGAATGCTCTCAAGTGCAACTCTTTGGATGAGTTGAAGAAGAGCACTCTGTATATCTATAGGGCTAAGAAGATTAATGGTAAGCTTGGTTCTGGTCTAGCAAAGCCTTGTGACGGTTGTATGAGAGCTATTGCTAACTTTAATATTCGGAATGTAGTCTATTCAACCGAGGGTGGTTATCAGTCTCTATAGTCTTCTTCTTTTTCAGTACCATCATCAATAATCACGTACTTGGTTTTGGAATCAAGCTCTGGATATACATCTAGTACCTTTCTTGCTTCAATAAGTCGACCGATAATATTATTAATGGTTGTATGGATCACCCCATCATTAACTCCATCCTGCAGTTCGTACAGGATGGAGTTTAAGTTAGTATCAACTGACTTGTCAATCTGGTACTGATTCTCTTTATTATCAGTTCTTGTTTCAAGAGGTGGAAACAAAATCTTTTTAATAGCATCAAGTTGTCGATGTGCTTCTGTTTCAGTCACTTGTTTTTTCCACCAAAACATAATATAATCCTTATCTTATTTTTTACGGCCGATTGTGTACTTACTCTGTAGGTCCCAATCGGCTTTTTCTTTAAATGTAAGCACCTTGATCTGATTAAGTGGTGCTTTGGATTCAATCAGATTCTTATTTACTATTTTAAATAGATTCCACTCTTCTAGCAACAGAGCTATAGAGTTTCGTCTTTGTCTATCATCTTCAGAAAAGTTGGAAGGTTTACCATCAAGTGCAAATAACTCTTTGAAATGCACTAGATAATATCTCCCTTGCTTATGAAGAATATGGCATGATTGATAGAGGATCTTATCTTTCTTTGAAGCAACCCCTATGCGTGTAAGAGTCTCTTTAATCTTCAAAAAATCATTGTCATCCGCTATAGTAATCTCTAATAAAGTTCTTAAAATATCCATAGTATTGCCTCACAATAAATCCTTCCCTATTTATTTTTTTGTCATCTTTGCGTTATTATTACTATCCGGATAGACATAGCGGTTGAGGAAGTCTGTTTTTTGTTCATCAGTCAGGATATTCCAAAACTGTCGAGTTCTTTGGATATTATATCCAATGATTCTAGAAATATCCTGCATCATCTTTAGTTCTTTCTTATCATCCTTAGACTTTGAAAGCCATGGCTTATAGCGCTTTGCTTTGGATGGAACAGCATAGAACATATAGTCGTGTTGTAGTTTCTTGTCTAAGAAATGAAACCGATTCATTGCTTCTGCATGAATGAAGGTATCCATGTGAGCAGAGAATGACTTGTTTACAATCCATGGTTCATAGTCACGGGAAGTCTGGTCATCATAGAGATACTCCTTGGTTTTAGAGATATCTGTAATGAATGACCAGACATTGAACTTGGATTTTTCCTCTTGTTCCTCTTCTCGAGTCTGCATTACTCCAAAGAGTGTTGAGGTCTCGCTCATGAGAACTCACACTCCATGGAGATTTCAATAAAGAATGCCATGAGATTGATTTCAGCATCGGCCACAAATGCGGCTTTATACTGATACTCTGCAATCTTTAGAATAAGAACAGGAATAGACCTCTTGGTGAAAAGATCGGCAGCATTATCGTAAATAGCACGAAATACAGCTACTGAATCGGTATCAGAGTTTTCATGGATCCATTTACGGATACCATCCATGTTCTTGGTCTTGCAATGACCGATCACTTCCTTGACAGTGACAGATGTAAAGTTGGATAGAATCCCAGAGTCAATCTTACCAGCAACTGAATAGCGCTGTAGTTCATTAAGAACTCGACGCCAGTCCGGGAAGAACTTCTGAATGACTGCTGCAACGGCTTGCTTGTCATACTCTACATTTTCGGTAGCAAGAATGGTCTCCACACGCTTCATGAACTGCGAAGCAAGTTTTGGCATTTCCTTTTTGGGAATAATGAAGTCTACGATAGGAGCACGAGAATGAAGTGGTTTGATAATCCTATCCTTGTAGTTACAAGTAAGGATAAAGCCACAATTCTTGGAAAACTCTTCCATAAAGTTACGAAGAGCAGGTTGAGTAGAGTTGGGGTTTAGATAATCCGCCTCATCTAAGATTACATATTTGCGACCACCAGAAAGTGAGACTGAAGAGGCAAAATGTAGAATATCATTACGTAGTGTATCAATATTACCATTCATTGAACCATTAATGACAATATAATCACAACCTAGTTCCTCAAGCATGGCTCGAGCAATAGTGGTTTTACCAACACCAGCACCACCTGCTAGTGTCATATTGGCAATATTACCAGAATCAACGAACCCTTGAAAGGTCTTTTTTAGATCACAAGGTAGAATAGTATCGGCTACTTTCCGTGGGCGGTACTTTTCGACCCAGAGATACTGATCAAGCATTTACTTTCTCCATAATAAAAAACCACATGGATACATTATCACATATCCATGTGGCTGTCAATCAATTCAGTAAGATTAGAAGGTAGAGTTGGACTCTACTGCAATCCAATAAGTGACTTCAGTTCCTACAAACTGAGAGATACCCTTAGAAGAAATCATAACCTTGTAGTCGCCATCCATGATCTTAAGATTCTCTTGTCGGAAGATAGCACGGAAGACCTTATCACTTTCACCGATCTGAACAGAATAGGTGTCAGTTGATGGATTCTTCATATCAACGGCTTCTAGTGAGACTGTAGTTCCATCACCAATAATAGCAATCTCAGGTAGACCAAGAACACTTAGAGCCTTGGTGACATTCTGATAATCACGGTTGGTTAGAACACATTCAACGTCTACTGATGGTAGCTTGATTTCCTTTTCAGGAGGAGCCATAATAATGGTAGGATCAGCATAATGATAAATCACACCTCGGTTGCCATCAGAAATACGAACAGACTTATCACTAAATGTAAGTTCTGGATTCTCGAATAGAGATAGAGTTGAAATGAATCGGCTGAGATTGTAGATTGCCACCACATTCTCAAACTCTTCAGTGACTGTAGTACGAGCCATGATAGTCTTGTTTTGAGAGATGGTAGATACTACATTACCAGGTTTCAGAATAATCGAAGGGTTGATAGCAGAGAAGTTCTTTAGAACATGTAGAGTACG